TCCTCAAGTCCCTGCCTCAGACCGATCCATGAGCCTTTCTTGTGCGGGTCTTCGGGCAGCGTCTTCTCGCCGTCATGGGAATATATCTTCAGCCCTGGCATCTGGGATCGGGCAGCAAGCTCAAGAAGTATGGAAGTTACCTTGTTCTTCTTGGCGATAATCCCTCGGTCATCCTCAAGTACGCTTTCGCCGTAGTCCCTGTCGGTATCAACAACATCATCCGACGTAACCGGCGGGATACCGCCGAATACACTCATATAAACGGGCACTCCGCCTGGGTCTCCGTGGGGAGTAGCCTTCTTCAGCACGCGGTCTTCGATGACCACGAGGTTTATTTCGCCGTCGTAGTAGTCATACACAGCCTGGTCGTCGAGGGACTCGTCCTCGGTGAGTCTCAGCTTCACGCCGTACTCAAGCTCGATCTGGCGGTTTTGCTTCATCACCTTGTTGCAAGCCCAGCTCAGGCCGTCGCTGCCCATACCCCAGTAGGTATTGAGAGGGTCCCACGGCGTGATATCCACGAATGTCTCGCCGTCCTTTGTCTTACGCAGGAGGGCGCGACCTGAGTCCCAGCCCCTCATCATGGTATAGAAGGACATCTGGTGACGCAGGGAGGGCAGGAGCAGCCTCGCAAGGCGGTCATCGCCCAGTTGAAGCACCTTTCGGAGCCACTTTTCCTTCAGCTCGTCGAGTTCCCGCTCGTGGCGCTGGTCCTGGTGCTTGGAGATCTTGAGCATAAGCTCCGCGAGGTTGGCCCATGAGAGGACTTTCTTAACGAATGTCTTCGGGTCGTTGGACGTGTACCACTCGAAGTCCTCTGGAGCATCGTCCGAGGTGCGCTCCAGCCTGTAGAGCCGGTAGTCTTCGTTGAAGCGGTCCCTGCGGGCCGACGTAGCCTTATGGTGGGCGTCAACGAGGTTGATTACATCTTCAGGTTTCCTTACCGCCATCTGCCCATCCTGAAAACCCTGTTATTTCCGCTGTGCACGTACCCGAAATGGTCTACCAGGCCGTATGTGATGGCTTTTATGCCGTGGTTGTACCTGTCTTCGGGCGATTCACCTGCCACGCCGCCTTCACGGTTCATTTTCCACCTGTACGCCCTGTCCTGCCCGTCGAACGGGCTGGGTACGGCCCCGAACTCACTCAGTATACCAGTACACTTGGGGTTAATGGCAAGCCACGGTAGCTGCGTGGACGGATTTACCTTCAAAAAGGTCTTCAAACGCTCCACGCCCTCCATGATCCGCACTTTTCTTGATGAAAAAGTGATTCCGGTTTGTTTCAACCACTCCTCGGCGGCTGCTGGCATGGCCTGGTGCTGCGTCCCGCCTATGTCTATGACGCCGAACTTCTCGGAAGACTGCCACCAGGGGCGGTTGAGCACCATTGTCGCTATATCCTCGGTCACGAGGCCCTTTTCATATATCTCGTCGAATATCCTGACCTGCCCGTCCACTACCTGCACACATTCAACGGCGTAAGCACCCGCATAACCTGGGTCTACCCACAGGTGGACGGGGTAATCAGGCTCCCACTGCACGTTGCGGACGTGGACATCGGGCCTGAACTCAGGGAATACCCTCCCCTGGGGCGGCACGGGGATGCCCTTGATCCTCTCAAGCCAGAACTCGTCACTGGACTCACGCTTGAGCCTCTGTAGTTCGGGGTCGTTTTCGCCGTTTGGGAACAGGTAAGTGTTGGAATCCGTCGGTAAACTGAAGCTCTGAGAATCGTCGAGGCCGGAGAGCCATGCCTTGTACTGCATGGGATACCATCCGAGGCTACCTGCCTCGAAAGTACCGCCCATGAGGAGCCAGCCCCGCTTTTCTATGAGCCGCTCCAGGCACCTGTAGAAGGTGTCGAGGTCTATCTGTGACGCCTCGCAGACAATTATACCTTTAGGGGCCTTCATAGCCAGTGTCCTGGGGTCATTGGCGGATTTAGTCTCTATAATGCAGCCGTTCTCAAGCTCTATCACGCCTGGGTCTACCCGCTTGGTGACGCTCTTGACGGCGGCCCAATGCGAGAAATAGTCGGTGAGGTAGTCGAACTCCGCACGGGTGCGGGCATAGTCGGCGGCGAGGAGCCAGTACAGCTCGTTCTCCTCCTCCATGATTCTAAGATACCCCTTCGCCGAAAGCGTTACACTCTTACCTGCCCTTGCACCGCCCGCCACGAGTATATTACGCTTGGTTGAACGGATAACGGGCATCTGCGCGGGTGTAGGGACTACGCCTACGACGGACAGGAGCCTGTCATGCAGCTCCTCGGTTGTATCTGGAAGGGCCGAGACTATCGTCGTCGCCTTTTCTTGGCGTGTTCCCTGAGCTTTTGCTCACCCAGGCCGGTGCGTGTCTTCTTCCCTGCCCGCTTACGGGCTAGGTCGGCCCCGAAAAACTTCCGTTGTTTTGCCGTTTTAGCTGGCATGGCTCCAACCTACCAATAAAGCTAGTTGCTAGTCAATCACGCCCTGTTACCGACAGGCAGGGTCTCCGCCGCCTGCCGGAGCTGTATGTGCCCGCAGTCGTACTGGAGCACCCTCGCGCCGCTTCGGAGTTCCCGTTTTATGAAATAGCCGTGGTCAGCGCATCGGTGCGACTCGTACTGCGGCAGGTACGGTATGTTCCCCGCTTCCATCTCTCGGAGCAAGTCCTTGAAATCCTTCATGCTACCTCCATTTGAGTTTACACTCAAAGCAGTTACTGGACCTTGATCGGTATCTCTATCATCGTGTCGGTGGATACCCGTGTTTTCACCGTGCTGTTAATCACGAGGTCGGCCTCGTCTATGCCGTCACCGGTACCTACTCTGGACGTGGAGTCCATAGTGAAGCTACCTGCCTTGATATAGTCCAGGTCGAAGTTGCCTACCGAGCATTTCACCCCCTCGATGTTGAGGACGCCGATAGTAGCATCTCCAGCCAGTTCAATGATGATCCGGTCAACAGCGGAACCTTCCGAGGTGAACTTACCGCTGCCCCGACTGCTGGTGATGATCTGTTCCGCAATCGTACTGTCCAGCGTTGCGGAGTTTGTTCGTCCGTCAACGGTGGCCCCGAATGTAAGGTTAGCTATCTCGGCATTCGCCATATCGAAAGACGGCATAGAAACACCAGTAAGGGCCATGGAATCCACGTACATCCATCCTGTAGTTCCTGCTGCCCTTCCAACGCTGAGGCAGGTCGTCAAACCGCTCCTGCCTAAATCCATGTCTTTCAGGGTCAGCTCGGAAAGTCTGACACCGCTGGCAAGGTTAATCTGCAATGTCTGTGAAGCTCTCTGAGTGGCAAGCCCTATGTCCTCGTCAGGGAGGTCGGTGCCGACTTCACCGCCTGGAGTGCCGAGTGCATACACGGCTCCCGCTTCAGGCCAGGTTTTAGCCTGCGTGATGTCGGCAATGCTGAAATACATTGCTGCGCCTATAAAGATCGCTGACACCAGCACAATGCCCAGTACCACACGGGCTATGCTGCCTGGGACCCTGAGTCCTTCTAAACTGGGTAGCTTCAGCTTCATCTGCGGAGGTGTAAACCTCACGCCTGGAGGCTGCGGCAACCTCATGTGCCTCTCACGGACTACCAGCCTGATCTTGGGTATGCGTCTCAGTAATCTCTTAATCATCCTTCTTTCCGTTACCTTCAAATATCTTACCTAAACCAGCCGACACCGGAATCGTCAAAACGGCCAAGGCCGTTAACAGACCTTCAATATTGTCCAGTGTGTTCGCATTACTGCTCGCACTCCATATGATCCTCGCAGCCAGAGTTAACCATACAAATACGACGGGCGCAAATATTACCAGTTGGATTAGTTCCTTGCCTGAGAGGGTGGTCGAGTTTTTCTTTTCCTTTTCCTTCTCTTCCGCCATAACGCCTATATCCTATCATAAAGAGACCCCCGCGGAGGTTGCGGGGGCCTCTGGCTAAGGAGGAACGACTATCCAGAACAAACCAGCAGCGTAAAACTGAGTCTTGACCAAGTGGGTATTGTGTATCATAATTTGCTGGCAGTGTCAAACGTCAACCCAGACCAAGCGTTAGTTTTCAGAGTCCTGTTAGCACACCACTGGGGTTACAAAGTAGAACCGGTCATCACAGCGTTTACCAAGGCCGAGGCAAACCGTCTACTGAAGATCCTCCAGGCGTCGGAAACGGGGGTGTCCGACTTGCTTGCAGCCGCTGACCTAGATCCGCCTGCGGAATCCATCTGGGATGAGGTCAAGCCGCTGTTAA